AAAGGTCAAGCAGAAAGTAAACAAGTCACAGTTAATGTCCCTTGCATGGAAATGTATGGCGAAACCTGTCCTATTCTTTCAGAAGTTCGCGGATGGTTTAAAGACCCAAGTCTCGAAGACCAAGGTCGCAAATATTGGAAGAAACGCAGCTATATCTTCCAAGGATTTGTTGTAGAAGATGGTTTGAAAGAAACTGAAAAATCAGAAAATCCAATCCGTAGATTTATCATTGGTCCTCAAATCTTCCAACTAATTAGAGGTGCATTACTTGATCCAGAAATGGACGACTTGCCAACTGATGCTGTGAATGGTGTTGATTTTAAACTTATCAAGACCAGCAAAGGTGGTTATGCTGACTACTCTACTAGTAAATGGAGTCGTCGCAGTCGCCCACTAGACGATAAAGAAGCCGCAGCTCTTGAAGCACACGGTTTGTTTGATCTCAAGGATTACTTACCTAAGAAACCTACTGATGTAGAAATCAAGGTTATTAAAGAAATGTTCGAAGCTAGTGTAGATGGCGAACCGTTTGATATGGAACGTTGGGGACAATACTTTAAGCCAGCCGGCATGAGCCAAGTAACAGGTGATCCTGTGGCTAAAGCTAGTCCGCCGAGCAATCCTCAAACAAGTTCAGACTTAGATGACGATCCTCCGTTCGAAACAGAAACACCTGCACCAAAGAAAGAATCAGCATCGACTACTTCAAGTGCTAGTAAAGCAGAAGATATTCTTGCAATGATTCGCAATCGTCAGAAGTAATTGTAGATAAGTAGAGTGCTGGTTGTCAGCACTCTACAATTACTATGGACTGGAAATTAATTGAAAAAGCTCAATGGAAGTTACGTCAACATCCATTGACATCTCGACAAAGCATAGGATGTGTTGAAGATCTTCATGTGTTCATGGAGAATCATGTATATGCTGTATGGGACTTCATGTGTTTAACAAAACAACTTCAACACCATTTGGCACCTTCGGGCTCTACATGGTCTCCTATCTATTCGGCCAGTGCAAGACGATGGATAAATGAAATAATATTAGGAGAAGAAAGCGATATAACAATGAATAACAATGGCTATCTAAGTCATTTCGAAAGTTATATCCTTGCTATGAAAGAAATTGGTATAGACACTTCTTGGATAGAACAATGGCCTTCCTTAGTATCAACTATAGGATGGGAAAATGCACTAACACATCCTAAAGTGCCTAACCCTGCAAAATATTTTATGTCGCAAACTAAAAAGTTTGTGGACAGCGACAAACCTTGGATTATTTGTTCTGCTCTAGCATTAGGAAGAGAAGAATTACTTCCTGAACAATTTCAATCAGTTTTAGAGCAGTTAGAAGCAGCACAAATACCTAGTGAATATTTTAAATGGTATTTGGCAAGACATGTTACTATAGATTCAAACGATCACGGTCCTGCTGCAAGACGTCTTTTAGAAGAACTATGCGGCGACGATGAATCGAAACATCAAGAAGCTACAGATGCAGCACTACAAGCAATTAAAGCGAGAGAAAAGTTTTGGGATTTAATTATTCAAGAAAATTATATTGTTTAAATTTTCTATTGACAGGCATCGATTTACATATTATTATAAGTGAAAAGGAAAAATTATGGCAAAAGCATTCGACTTAACAAAATTTCGTAAAACATTAACAAAAAGTATTGATGGACTCGGCGTAGGTTTTAATGATCCTACTGATTGGATTAGTACTGGCAACTATGCGCTGAACTATCTTATCAGCGGAGACTTTCATCGCGGTGTCCCGCTCGGCAAAGTAACTGTATTTGCAGGAGAAAGCGGTGCTGGAAAAAGTTATATCTGTTCCGGTAACTTAGTAAGACACGCACAAGAACAAGGTATCTATGTTATTTTAATTGACAGCGAAAATGCATTAGACGAGGATTGGCTCAAAGCATTGGGAGTTGATACCAGTGAAGATAAGCTTCTTAAACTTAATATGGCTATGATCGACGATGTTGCTAAAACTATCAACGAGTTCATGAAAGAATATAAGACTATGGAGGATCGTCCTAAAGTCTTATTTGTTATCGATAGTTTAGGAATGCTGTTGACACCAACTGATGTTAATCAATTCGAAGCAGGAGACTTAAAAGGTGATATGGGTAGAAAGCCTAAGGCACTTACGGCATTGGTTCGTAACTGTGTTAATATGTTCGGTAGTGCTAATGTTGGGTTGGTGGCTACAAATCACACATACGCTAGCCAAGATATGTTCGATCCAGATGACAAGATTTCAGGAGGACAAGGGTTCATTTATGCAAGTTCTATTGTGGTTGCCATGAAAAAACTAAAACTCAAAGAAGACGATGACGGCAACAAGATTAGTGAAGTGCGTGGTATTCGTGCTGCTTGTAAGGTTATGAAGACACGCTATGCTAAACCTTTTGAAGGTGTACAAGTTAAGATTCCTTACGAAACAGGAATGAATCCTTATAGCGGGTTAGTTGACTTGTCGGAGTCAAAAGGATTACTTAAAAAAGATGGAAATAGACTGTCATTCACTACAAATGACGGAGAAATTATTAAATATTATCGCAAAGAGTGGGAACGTAACGAAGAAGGTTGTTTAGATAAAGTTATGTCCGACTTTGCTAATTATAAACCGGTCGAAACCGAGGAGCTCGTAGAAAATGAATGAGAATCAAATAGCCGATATTTGGATGTTGTTCAAAGAATATTTAGATAAAAAAACTATTGATTTAGCAGCAGAACGGTATATTGATCTGTTAGCTGATCACGGAATAAGTGATAAAATCATAGGTTCGGCAGTAGGTTATGATGATACGTTAGACGCGGCAATAGAATACTACCTAGATGAAGAAAACGAAGATGGTGAATACGACGAAGATAACTGGGACTTCGATGACGAAGATAGATAATGTGGTATTCTAAAGTCAGTAAAGATATATCTTATATCCCCGATGCTGTGGCATACTTTGAAGCCGAATTACTGGTTGCAAAGAATGATAGTCGCATAGCGGGAAATATAGAAAAGGCAGCAGCCAGTATGCCCGGCATCGTGGAACAAAGATATAGTCAATTACAAGAAATAGAAGCAATTTTAGAATATTTAAATATTGAACTACGTCGATTAAAAAGTCAGCATTTTCGTAAATATCTTGAAAATTACCAAAGAGCATTAAGTAGTAGAGATTGCGAAAAATACGTAGAAGGCGAATCAGATGTAGTTGATTTTGAAAAAATCATCAATGAATTCGCTTTGCTTAGAAATAAATGGTTAGGTATTACTAAAGCCCTTGATATAAAACAATGGCAATTATCGAATATCATAAAATTAAGAGTAGCAGGAATGGAAGATGCCACTCTTTAAGTACGCATTCCAGGAAATACTGTTTTTTTAAATTTTTGATTATCTAAATCTATAGTTTCGAATAATTTTATTTCAAGTCCTAATTGTTTTACTAAAGCATTTAAAGCATTTGTATCTTTAGGTAAGCACATACCTCCATATCCTCTTAGATTGTCATTTACATCTAAATAGTGAGAGCTTGCTGTCCCTCTTTTTAGATATGCATCTTTTACACTACTATAATCTGCTCCAAGCTTATTGCAAATTTCAAACATGGAATTAGCAAAAACTACTCTTAGAGCATTAAAGACATTAGAATAGTATTTTAACAATTCTGCCTCAATTGGACGTAATTTTACGGTGTGTTTAGGTATTGCTCCATGACATTTTACAATTAATTGAAATATTTCTTCATCATCTGTACCTACTACTAAAAGATCATGATTTTCAACAAAATCTTCATTAGCACATCTTTCTCTTAAAAATTCAGGAACATAACAGATTCTTAGATTAGAGTTGTTAATTAAATTTTGAGTAGTTCCTGGCATTGTAGTAGACTTTAATGCAACTACTCCATTATAACTTAAATTTTCTAAATCTGTAATCACTTGCAGTATATTGGATATATCACAAGATCCATCTGCATCTTCGGGCGTAGGAACACAAACAAATATAATATCACAATTAATTAAATTATTAAGATCAGACTTAAATTTTATATCATGTATACATACTTCATATCCTATTAGTTCAAATCCATATTTACAAGCAGATCCTACTACTCCTAATCCTATTATACCAATTTTCATAAATTTTCCAATGTAAATTTTATACCTTGTTCTATACTTACAGACGGAACAAAGTTAGTTAATTGTTCAAGTTTAGATAAATCTGCTTGTCTTCTACTTACACTTCCAGGCGGAGCATCTTCTAAAATTAATTCCCCATTTATTTTTAACTCTTTTAAAATAATTTTAGCTATTTCTTCGATAGTACGTTCGTCATTCACTCCAACATTGATGATTTGATTGTTACAGTTGTTATTAAAAATAATATCTATAGTTGCTCTAATAGCATCGGTGATATACATAAAACTTCTAGTGTTCTTCCAACCTTTTAAGGTGAAATCTCCTGTTTTTGCTCTAATGCTGAATTCTGGAATAAAATGATCAACTTGTCCAGGACCATAAACATTATGATATCTGATAATTGTAAAATTTTGTTTGAATTGGTGAAAAACAGAGTAAATTTGTAACTCATTCAGAATTTTACTTCCACCATAACTCCATCTAGGGTTAGATACATCGCTAATAACTAAAGGAACGGTTTCATCAGTAGGAACATTGTAAGAAAACAAATCAATAGCTCCTGCATAACTTTCGCAGGTACCAGTAAAAATGATTTTTTCTACATTTCCTTTATAAAAATCTAAAAGATATTGGGTAGACAATATGTTATCTCTTATAACATCGAATGGTTGTAAATAGAAGTATTTGGTACCATTAAAAGCAGCCAGATGTACAACAAGGTCAACTTCGGGTAATTCCCTAAAAGTTTCTAATTTGCACAGATCGGTGCCTAATTTTTTATCCACTCTAATTACAGAATGCCCTAAAACGGTTAGAGCAGCACATAGATGTTTTCCTATAAATCCTTCGCTTCCAGTTACTAATATTTTTTTCATGCTGTTATTTATTGGCTAAATATGAGCACTTAATGATACTTGATATGAATAAAATTGTTCTTGTAACTGGCGGGTTTGATCCCTTACATTCCGGACACATAGCATATTTTAAAGCTGCTAAAATGTTAGGAGATTGTTTGATTGTAGGTTTAAACAGCGACGAATGGCTTGCTCGTAAAAAAGGCCGAGCGTTCATGTCTTGGAACGAACGTCTCTGTGTAATAAACAATCTATCAATGGTAGACGAAGTTTATACATTTAATGATGATGACGGTTCTGCGAAACATTTTATACAACAAGTCCGAGCACATTATCCTAATTCAAAATTGATATTTGCTAATGGCGGCGATCGTACAGCATCGAATATTCCAGAAATGGATATTATAGATGATAACCTAGAGTTTGTGTTCGGTGTCGGTGGAGAAGATAAAAAAAATTCTAGCAGTTGGATATTAACAGAATGGAAGTCTCCTAAAACAGAAAGACCCTGGGGATACTATCGTATATTACACGAAAATGGTAAAGAAGTTAAAGTAAAAGAATTAACAGTAGACCCAGGACAATGTTTGAGTATGCAAAAACATGAACATAGAGCAGAACATTGGTTTATAGTCGAAGGTACTGCTGAAATTTATACAATCAATAGAAGCACTGACCAAGAATTAATCGGAGTGTTTCACAAGCATCAAAGTTTACATATTTCTAAAACCCAATGGCATCAATTATGTAATCCAGGAAATGTACCTTTAAAAATTGTAGAGATACAATACGGAGAAGATTGTAAAGAAGAGGACATAGAAAGAAAATGAAAGTATTTATAGGTTGGGATAGTAGAGAAGATATTGCTTATCAAGTTTGTAAGCATAGTATCGTGACTAGAACAGAAAGCAATGTTGAAATTATACCAATTATACAAAAAGACCTTAGAAAGCAAGGTCTGTATACACGCCATCATGATGTTTTAAGTTCTACAGAGTTTACATTTACAAGATTTTTTGTTCCTTACTTAACCAAATTTGAAGGTTGGGCACTTTTTTGCGATTGTGATTTTCTGTTCTTAGATGATGTTAAAAAATTATTTGACTTAGCTGAAAAAAATCACGATAAAGCCGTGATGGTAGTTAAACACGACTACAATCCTGAACAAACAATGAAAATGGATGGCAAGGTACAATATCCATATCCTCGAAAAAATTGGAGTAGTTTAATCTTATGGAATTGCGCTCATCCTAAAAATAGCCAACTAACTCCTGATATTCTTAATATTAGAACCGGAGCATGGTTACACAGATTTCAGTGGCTCAATGATGAAGATATCGGTGATATCTCTGTAGAATGGAATTGGTTAGTCAATTGGTATCACGAACCTACTGACGGTTCGCCTAAAGCTTTACATTATACAGAAGGTGGACCTTGGTTTGATCATTACATGAAAACCGAGTATGGTGCTCACTGGATTAAAGAAAAATACGAATACTTAATGTCGACAGAAAAAAAAGCCGAGCCTGAAGTAGTAATGGCGCCGTCTAAATACGACAATCTACCAGAACAAATTTATGATGTATTTGACGACATATTAAAATACAGAGTTGATCCATCAGGTTCGTATTATGAAGTAAAAATAGATAATATAACAGAAAAAATTAAACAGTTAGACACTAAGACAATTATGTCTACTGATAGTGAATTTAGATTTTTTGAGAAAAAAGGACTTATGTACGATCCAATTTTACAAAACTTTGTTCTAGGTGCCGGAGGACAAATATCAACATGGGATAATGTAGAAAAATCAAACGGGCCAGTTGTTCTTAGAGGAATTACTAAAAGAAAGCAAATGGCTATTCTTAAAGAACAAGGCAGAGATTTTTTCTATGTAGACACTGGTTATTTTGGCAATGGAAGAAAAAAATTATTCCATAGAGTCACTAAAAATAATATGCAAAACTTAGGGCCTGTTATCGAAAGACCTATGGACAGACTTCAAGCTACCGGTGTAAGATTAAGTAAATTCCGAGGAGGAAGAAATATATTGTTATGTCCTCCTAGTGCTAAAGTTATGGTCTTTTATAATTTAGATTTAGATGAATGGTTAAAAACAACTGTAGAGACTATTAAAAAGTATACAGATAGACCAATAATTATAAGATTAAAACAAGGAAGAAGTGTACGAGCTACTACAGATACAATGGAAATGGCATTACAAACAGACATTCATTGTCTAGTAACATTCAACAGTATTGCCGCAACAGAAGCACTTTTATTAGGGAAACCTGCATTTACACTTGGACCAAATGCAGCACAAAGTCTTTGTAAAAGCAATTTAGCAGAAATT